ATATTATTAACATTAAATGTGTTTCTTACGATTGTTAATGGAGGTCAAGCAGCTTTAAATATTTATAGTAGTGCTGATTCAGCCTTTGTAACCTCTTTATCTAATGGATTTGGTGGGATATATAATGCAGGTGGAAGTAGTTTTGAATCCATACAAAGTATAAATTTTTTAACTGATGTTGTTGGTTCTACCACTTCAAGAACTTATTCTTTGTATGGAAAAAGTACTGGTACTGACCCCGCATATTTTTTGAATGGTACTAGGCTTAGTACTTTTACTGCAATGGAGATAGCAGGATAATTTTAAGTCATAAACATTTTTTAGAAAGGAAAATAAAATGGCAAATGTAACAGATGCTTTGATGGCATTGAATATTGATGAATGGTCACTGTCAGGCAACCCAACGTCTGAAGCAGAATTCAATGCTCAATTTAAAAAAGTCACTGGGACAGATGAGAATGGCTCAGGTATTCTCAGTTCCAATCCATCAGACTTTGGTACTACATGGAGTGCAGTTTCCGCAAAGGTTACTGAATTGACAAATGCAGAGCCAATGGTTGAGTTAAGAAAACAGAGAGATGCTTTATTAGCTGACACTGATTTTTATGCTTTATCTGATGTCACAATGGCAGATGATATGGCATCGTACAGACAATCGTTAAGAGATTTACCTTCAGGTGCAAGTCCAACTTTAACTGATGGTGTATTAGGGAATGTGACTTTTCCAACTAAACCAAGCTAAGGAACCATAATATGGCATTAACGAAATTGAATTTTACTGGTCAGCCAACTCTTCCAAGTGCTAATTTACCTACAATACCAATTGGTAAAATGCCTTCAAATTTGTTTTCTGATGGTATGGTCTTACAAACAATTCACAGTAACAATAACATTACAAGCGGAACTACTAGTGGCTCAACTGCTTTTACAACATTTGTTTCGCAAGCAATTACACCATCAAGCACTTCATCTAATATATTAATTATTGCTTCTATAAATTGTTATATAACTTCTGGAACATCATATGATGGACCACAAAGTTCAAGTAGATTATTAAGAGGTTCTACTCACATAGCAGGAAATAACTTTTTTTATCAAAGAGATAATGTCAGCTCTACTAAATATCAAGCAATCGACCACAATATATCTTTTTTAGATTCACCTAACTCAACGTCAGCAGTTACATATAATTTACAATCAAGATATCAATTTGGAAATGGAATGACAATACGAAATGCAATGATGACTTTAATGGAAATAAAAGGTTAAAAAAATTTAACTAAAGCCAGACACAGACATAGACTTTTATGTTACAATAAGACAACAAATAAGAAGGTAGATAATGGAAATAGATGCAATGTTATTTTGGAATGTAATTTTAACAATGGTTCTAGTTCCATTTGGTTGGATCTTTAACAAAACTGTTAATGAATTAAATCGTGTCCAAATACTTTTAAATCAGACACGAGAAACCTATGCAACCAAAGATGATTTAAGAGATCAATCAACTCGTATCTTTGAGACCTTGCATAGATTAGAGGACAAGTTAGACAACTTGATATCAAAGCATGGCTAAGAAAAAAGGAACAATGAAAGGTCACACTATTGGTGGTGGTCATAAACGTAAGACCAAAGATGGTGCGGGTATGACAAAAAAGGGTGTGGCTAAATACCGCAGGGATAATCCTGGGTCTAAGTTAAAGACTGCCGTTACAGGCAAAGTTAAAAAAGGAAGCACAGCCGCTAAGAGAAGAAAGTCATACTGTGCAAGAAGTGCGGGACAAATGAAGAAGTTCCCTAAAGCAGCGAAGAACCCTAACAGTCGTTTACGACAAGCAAGAAAAAGATGGAGATGTTAAATGAAGATGAGAACTTCAACCACTCACATTGTCATACATTGTGCAGACACATATGAGGACATGGATATAGGTGCCGAAGACATTAGAAAATGGCACGTTGAAGAAAGAGGATGGTCAGACATTGGCTATCATAAAGTTATCAGACGTGACGGAACTGTTGAAGATGGCAGAGACTTGAACGTGTCTGGAGCACATGCAGCAGGTTTCAACAGCGTTAGTGTTGGTGTCTGTCTGGTTGGTGGTAAAGGCAAAGATAACAAAGCTGAAAACAATTTCACAGATGCTCAGATGTCTTCACTAAAAGAAGTAGTTGAGGATCTCATGGCTCAATACGAATGGGCACAACCAATGGGTCATAAAGATTTACCTAATGTAACTAAAGAATGTCCGTCATTTAATGTACTTGAATGGTGGCATGGGGCAGAAGACAACTCACCTAACTTTGTAAAATCGGAGACTTAAAATGATGAAGATGAAAGGCACTAAAAAAATTAAGAAGCCTATAAAGAAAAAGGGTTACTAATCATGGGTACAGTTTGGTTTAACATAGCTAAAGTTATTTTAAAAATAGGTAACTGGTGTTGGAGACGTTACATCAAATCTGTCAGAACAAAACAAGCGGCAACCAGATCGAGATAGTGTTATGGTTGTCGCAGAAATTCTCACAGGTATTAGTTTAGTTAAAGCAAGCGTTTCCTTTATTAAGGAAAACATTGGGACTTGCAACGATATTAAAGACATAGCTAAACAGATCGATGGGTTTTTCCAAGGCGAGACTGAAATGAATAAAAAGTCTGGTCGAGGCATGTCTATAGCCGAACAGTTTGGTTCAGTTGATTCAAGTGCTTCAGATTTTATTGACAGAGCTTTGTTAAACGAGTCCCGTGAAGAGCTAAAGTTCATGATTAATATGAGATTTGGACCTACTACATGGGATCAGATTATTTCTGAAAGAGCAGACAGAATTAATCAAGCTAAAGAAGCACAACGTCAGCAAAGAATTCAAGCTAGAAAACAACAAGAAGAAATAATGGAAATACTTAAATGGGTTGGTTACTCATGTATAGCCGTTGGCTTAATCTTTGGTGCATTAGTTGTAACTGTAAAGGCATATGCAAAAGGAAAAATGTATAATGCACCTAAAGACTATACCAGAAATCAACAGATTAATAATGGTACTGTAAAACCCCCTGTCCTAACAACCTGCCGATTGAAAAAACAAAAAGTCTATAAAGGTAAATTAGCTTGTATCTATGAGGGTGCTAACAGAAAATTTACTTTAGATTTTGCAGACATAAGAGTGGGATGTCCTAAGCAATTCCGTTGTCAATATAGAAGATTAAACGATAAAGAACCATCAATAGATAAAGTGATGGAGAGTTTGAGGAGCATAGCAAAATAGAATGTTTAAATGTCTAGTCATCGCCTGTCTCATAGGCAACCCAAACAACTGTCAGATATTAGAAAATATACAGTATCCAGTTGTATATCAAACTTTAGATGCCTGTAAAAATAGAGCATTAGAAATAGCTTCAGAAGTTCCACTATATCTTAGAGGTTACAGAGCAGTTAAGTGGAGATGTACTCGTATAGCAGAAGGAAAATTAACATGAAGAAACAATTAACAAAGAGACAAGAGCAGACTATGCAGACACATTCCAGACATCATACACCTAGACATATGTCTGAGATGAAGAAGTTAATGCTGCAAGGTAAAACTTTCACCCAAGCCCACAAGATAGCAATGAAGAAAGTAGGTAGATAATGGATAGTACAGTATTAGATGCATGGCATGAACTTAGTTATTTAGAAGGCACCCTATTTACAGTCTGGTTGTTTGTTCTTTACTACGGAAAAGTTTGGATAGACAGCAAGTTTAAAAGAAAGGAATGCAAATGCTCACAGCGATAATAGGTCCTTTAGCTAATTTAGCAGGTACTTGGTTTGAAAACAAAGTTGCTAAAACAAAAGCAGATGGAGAAGCTAAAGTGGCAGAGGCAAGAGCTCGTGCTTCTGTTGCAGAGAAAGTCGCAACAGGTCAAGTCGAATGGGAAGGCAAGATGGCTGATGCTACAGTGGATTCTTGGAAAGACGAGTTCGCATTATGTGTCCTACTAGCTCCCGCAATTTTAGTCTTCATTCCAGGAATGAGAGAATATGTAAGAGAAGGTTTTCAGATACTAGCCACCCTACCCGATTGGTATCAATACCTTTTATATATAGCAATCTCTGCATCGTTCGGAATTAAGGGTGTTGGTCAAGCAGCAAAAATGTTGAAAGGTAAAAAATAATGGCAAAGTTATGTGCAAAAGGTAAGGCTGCGGCAAAGAGAAAGTTCAAGGTATATCCATCAGCGTATGGAAATATGTATGGTGCAGGAGTCTGCTCTGGCAGAATCAAAGTCGGAGGCAAGAAAAAAAAGAAGGCTAAGAAAAAATGAGTGGTCTTCGTAAATGGGTTAAAGAAAAATGGGTGGACATTGGTGCCCCTAAAAAGAATGGAAAGTTCCAACCTTGTGGTAGAAAAAAGGGAGATGGTAGAGCTTATCCAAAGTGTGTTCCCCTAGCCAAAGCCAAGAGAATGACCACGGCACAAAAGAAAAGTGCAGTTAAAAGAAAAAGATCTAAGACTCAAGGAGTAGGCGGTAAACCCACAAACGTAAAAACATTTGCTAAAAGGAAAAAGAAATAATGGCAAACTTTGGACAACTATCCACTTACTTAAATGCAATGGGTAACTCTTATTTACCAGAGAGTATGCAAACAAAACAGTATACTAATGAGGACTTCAATGAGGGTGTCAAAGCTAAACTTTTAGAATTCTTACAGGCTAATTATTCTAATAAAGAACCTGGGAATTATCCAGTAACATATAAGGATTTAAATAATTACTTTAAAGAAGGGAATGTTGTTAGTGGATCAGGTAGCAAATTTTCAGACGTTGGTGCTTTAAAAACTATACTAGGTCAATTCAATGTTGATGTATTACCTGATGGTAGCTTCTCTGTGAATGATACTTATGATTTTAATTTACAAGATGAGTATGGTAATCCAATGGATAGACAAGCAACATGGTCAGACGTTGCATCTAGATTATCTCCAAGTAATATAATGGATAAAGGTTTAGGTACTAGTTTATATGGTGCGGCAAGGATGTATGGTGGGATGAGAATACCAGAAGGTTCTCCTAATGCTATTCCCATTAATATAAATTTCCCATCTAACAAGAAAGTAATGCCACCTCTTCCAATGGCGAAACCTGTAATGAGTGACAATACTCTTGCTAGTTTTGATGATAACCAAGTTGGGTTTGGATCTCTACGAAAGCCTTCGCTTTAGGTGAATTATATAAGCTAACATACAGACAAAGATCAACGGTTCAATGATGACGAATATCCAGATGTTTATTTCGTTATAAGTCATACCAAGTGGCTTGGCTAATTCAATTAAGAACCACACACACCAATCAAAAGTCTTATCCATTAGTTCCATGTAAGTCATTTTAGTTTCTCTCCCTTGTTATAGTTTCTTGATTTAAATAGTTGTAAAATTTGGTGTCCGTTTTGGTGTCCATTTTTTCATATAAAATATATAAAATATAGAAAATATATAAAATTATCGCCCAAAAAAATAATTTAGAAATAACTTGCAAAGCTCGCAAACCTAGGCTACACAACAGATATATGGTTTTGCGAGCGTGGCGGAATGGTAGACGCACTGGACTTAAAAACCACTGATACATATAAGAAAACCTATACATATCAAGCACTTACACCATATTCTCCACTGTGTGTGGCACTTTTGGTGGCAACTTTTCTTTTTGCCTCATGTAAGTCTTCCGTAAATAGATGAGCATACTTCTCTGTGATGGTTACATTTGAGTGTCCCAACAACTTAGATAAAGTATAAATAGGCATACCTTTTCTTATCTCATCCGTGGCATAAGTGTGTCTTAAATCGTGCCAACTAAAGTCTGTAACACCACTATTTTTCAGACATGTTTCCCAAGACGAGCGATTAGAATTTACCCTATGTCCTGTGTCTGGGTTATAAAATAGATGACCACTAAAACTAGCAGGTTTTTTTAATAATATTTCTACTATGTCTAGTGCTTCATCACACAAAGGCACTACCCTAATTTTACCATTCTTCGTTACAGTATCTCTCAATACAAATTGAGGTCCATAGTTAGTACGTTCAAAGTCTGTTCTTAATAAAGAGAACTGCTCGTTCCATCTCATGCCTGTAAGTAAAGCTATTCTAATTTGATGATATAGATCTGGGTTCTTACTTTTCTTTGCAGTATCTAACACAGACTTTTTCTCATAATCATCAAGACTTCTTATCCTGTCTTTACTTTCTTGTAGTGTCTTTCTATCAAAAGATCTGACTATGTTATGCCCATCCCATGTACTATTCTTTATTATATATTCATACATTTTACCAAGCATACTTAGGTCTCTTATAATAGTGGGATCATTACAAGGCTTAATATCTTTTGTACCTACTCTTCGACATTCAACATAAGCTGCAATGTCCTGTCTGGTTATATCTTTCAACATTCTGCCTTGAAAGTGTGGGGTAACCATCTTGATACTTTGAAGGTATCTTTTAGCTGAACTTTCTTTCATTGCTCTTCTTTGAAATTTAAGTTCACCATTAGTAGTGTATGTTAAACCACAGTAGTTATTAAGGAACTTTAACATTGCCTCAGAAAAAGGAATGTCAGACTGTGTCTTAGCAAGTTCTGTTATCTTTTTCTTTCGTTCAATTATTGACTTCTCATTAGCTTGCCTTTTAGAACTTGCATTAATTGGAGGTCGGTATCTCTTACCATTGATCCTAAAGTCGGCATACCATTGTCCGTTTCTATAGTTACTTCCCATTCTTGTTCTCCTCTCTTTATCCATTGATTAAGTCTGTCAGTCTTAAATCGCCAAGATTTATTAAATCGGTAAACACATCCATCAAATTTTCCTTGATTAATCCACAGGTAAACTGTAGGAATTGCAAGGTTCAATTTGTTAGCTACATTTTTAACAGTATAAAAACTTGACGACATGATTATAATCTCTTATATGTGATTAATGCAAGATTTAAATATATTAATTGGAGGAATAATATGGCAGAAGAAAATGAACAGGTATATGGAGTAGATATATACTTACATAAGATCCGTGGATGGGTTACCTCAAGAGGTTTCACACCACACGGATTAGCTAAAGCCGCTAGCTTTGGACCAGGAACCTTTGCAGATATGTACACACCTAAATGGAACCCACGAGTATCCACATTACGGGAACTAGAAGACTTCATGTTAAGATATGATATAAGAGTAAGCAGAGGCAAAAAGTAGATCATTACATTTCTTCTCTGCTAATCAATCTATCTAGGTACCATTGTGCCTTTTTTAAATCTTGTAGACCACCTTTGTGTCTCCATCTATGAATATACTTCTTAATATTTCCCTCTATATAAAAAGCAAATCCCTCTTTACCTAAACTATCTTCCAGATAATCTATGCATTCAATCTCCCCCTCTTTGTAATGAGGGGGATGATCTACCATTTCAGTTTTAGTTTCTTCTTCCTTTAGTCTTCGCACCATGTAGTTATGATGGCTTTCAAAAGGAAACTCTGCTTGATCTCCATATTCTTCATCAGACACCGCATGATCCTCCATGTCCAGAGATGTCACATATGTCATGTGTTTCAACTGCCTCTTCAAATTCTTCTCCTAAATTTTTACGAGCTTCTTTGTAAGGAACAGAAACCAAAGGTTGACCACCTCTACTTCCGTCAGGAT